GGACCGCAACACTGCCGCTGGGTCTGGGGCCTCGACGGCAGCCTCGACCTGAGCGACGTCACCGAGGTCCGCTTGATCGACGGATCGAGCAACCCTTACACCGGGCTCCGTCAGGAGCTGTTGGCCTACGCCGGGATGCAAATCCGCAGCAAATACAGTTGCGCGCGGATCAAGCTGATCAACTCGACCGATTCGGGCAAGAATCTCAGCGACGCGCTGATGTACCAGCTCTTGGGCAAGTTCCCCGCCGGTATCGAGCCCGACGTGCTGTTGATGACCCGCCGCAGCCTCGAAGGGCTCCGAGCCAGCCGAACCGCCACGAATCCGACCGGCGCTCCGGCCCCCTATCCCGAGTACATCCAGGGCGTCACCAAACGGATTCCGATCCAGATCACCGAGGCCATCACGAACACCGAAACTCTCACGCTCTAAGTGCTGAGATCCCCATCCACTCCGAACGAAACAGGAGAATATTCCCATGACGGATAACTACCAGATCCGTGATGCCACCCTGATCAAGACCAAGGCCCTGCCCAACGGGGCCGCCGCCGTCAACAGCGACGGCCTCGACGTCGGGCTCCGCGGTGCTCGCGGCGCGCTGCTGGAAGACTGTGAGCTGGAGATCGTCGCCCCGATTCTGACGACCACCGAGCTGCCAGACACCAAGACCATGACCTACAAGGTCGTCTGCGACGCCGACGTCGCCTTCGGCAGCCCCAAAACGCTGGGCGATGGCGTCCTGGTCCAGCTCGGGGCCGGCGGAACCGGCGCCGCGGCGGCCACCGCCCGCTTCCGGCTGCCCACCGACTGCGAACAGTACGTCCGCGTGACCGCGACCAACTCGGGCACGGGCAACGCCTCCGGTAAGTCGATGACCGTCGCCCTGAAGTTCTGACCCCTCGTCTCTGACCCCTGGCCCATGCCATGTCCCGCTTGGCCGGACCGATCGCCCGCCTGGTCGCGACCCTGAAAGCGGCCGCCGGCGTGGCGGTGACCTACCGCCGCGGCGCCGACACCGTGGCCGTGACGGCGATCAAGACGGCCATCGACCGGGAGCTGGTCGCCGGCGACGGGGGCGTGATCGAGGCCCGGCGGATCGACTGGATCGTCCAGGCCGACGAGCTGACGCTGGCCGGCGCGGTGACCGAGCCGGCCGAAGGCGACCTGATCGACGAGGTGATCGGAGAGAAGACCTATCAATACGAGGTGATGCCCGCGGGCACCGAAAGCCACTACCGGCCCATCAACCCCTCGGCCACCGCCTGGAGAGTCCACAGCAAACTGATCCAAGTCACCTGACCTTCACCCCCTCACCCCCTCACCCCGTCACCCTGACCCATGGCCAGCCTGATCGCCCAAGCCGCCGACGCGGTGAACGACGAGCTCAACGCGGAGACCTTTTCCGAGTCGTTCACGGCGACGAGGAAATGGGTCGCCAAGTGGGAACTCGAAGACCTCAAGAAGTTGCGGGTCACGGTCTTGCCCGGTCCGGCCACCTTCGAGGCCCTCAACCGGGGCGCCGACGAGAAGCGGCTGGACGTGGACGTCGTGATCCAGCAGCGGGTGACGCCCGAGGAGAACACCCGCCAGGACGAGCTGGCCGCGTTTCTGGAGGAGCTGATCGAGCATTTCCGCGGATTGGCCCTCGACGCCGGGACGACGGGGATGATCTGTCTGAAGCGGACGCTGATCCCCGGCCAGGCCGCGGCGATCGCCAACCCCGAGGCGCTGACCGACTGGCGGACCTTCGACGCGGTCCTGCGGCTCAACTGGCTGATGAGGCAATGATCGATCTCAAAGTAACCACGACGTTCAACCGCCGCAAGGTCCAGGACCCCATGCGCCGCCAGGTGTTGCGCGGGCTGGGCCATTTCGCGGCCTACGTCCGCACTGCGGCCCGCTCGCTGATCCGCCGCCGCAAGGGCCCGTCCAAGGCCGGTTCCCCGCCGCACACCCACGGCGGCCGCCTCAAGCAGGCCGTCCTCTACTTCGTCGACCGCGGCCGGCAAGAGGCGATCGTGGGTCCCAGCCACCGGATCGTGGGCATCGCCGGGGCCGAGCAAGAGCACGGCGGCCGCTACCGAGAAGAGACCTTTGAGGCGCGGCCTTTCATGGCCCCGGCGCTGGAGCGGTCCGCACCAAAATTCCCCGAGTTCGTCGCCCGGCCCTTCGGCTGACGGCTCGCAAACACAAGGAGAAACAACCATGGCAGCAGGTGATTTTCGGATCGGGCTGGACGGGGCCTTTAAGTACGGCGTCGCCGGCAGCGCGGCCGGCACCGCCACCGACAACGTGGACGGCGTCCAGTTCGCCGGCACGGCCAAGACCGCCACGGCCACGGTCCGCGGCAAAACCTGGGAGATGGAAAAGCCGGTCATTCTCCAAGGCACCCTCACCTTCACGTGCTGGGACATCGAGTCCGACGCCTTCTATGGCGCGCTGGAGACGGCCTTCTTCACAAAGGCCAAGATCGCGCTGTGGGCCAAGTCCGCCGCCACCGGAAAAGGCCTGGATTCTGATTTTTATGTCACGGGTTTTTCCCCCAGTCAGGACAACGAGGGATTCCAGACCGTTTCGGTCACGGCCAAGCCGACCCACGAGCAGCGTGATCCGACCTGGCAGTAAGCGACCCCAAGGATGAAGGATGAACGATGAAGGATGAACGGCCGGTCCGTTGACTTCATCCTTCATCCTTCATTATTCATCAATCAAGGAACCACACCATGCCTACTGCAACAATCAACGAGGTTTTTTCGCTGCCGGGGATGTCCATCCAAGGCGTGACCAGCCGCAGCGCGGTTGGGGGCCTGCCGCCGCAAGAGGTGGCTTTGCCCGCGGCGGCCGCCGGCACGCTGAGCACGCGGGCCTCCGACACCGCCGGCACGCTGACGATGGACTCGGCCGAGCACGGGATTTCCACCGGGGACAAGATCGACATCTATTTTGCCGGCGGGGTAACCTACGACGCCACCGTCGGCACCGTGGACACGGTCACCGTGCCCTTCACGCTGGGGCAGGGCTATGTGCTGCCCGATCAAGACACGGTCTGCGTGGCTGACGTCTGCGTCGAGCTGGACGCCGACTTCGACGGCGACCTCTGCGAATTGGTCGCGTGCATGTCTTCGGCCGCCCGCGGGCACGTGAACTTTCAAGAGGATGACGGCACCACCTTGCTGGCCCGGGAGCTGCTGGCCGGCGAGCCGTGGAGCTGGGCGTCCGACCGCGGGCTCGCCAACCCGCTCACCGGCGACCCCGTGGGGCTGATCGTGGTGAGCAACGGCAGCGCGCTGGTGGCCACTACGTTCAAGTTCGGGGGGGTTTACAACTCCGACGAGTGATCGGTGAGGGGACTGCAAATTGAGAATTTTCAATTTGCAATTTTCAATTTGCAATTTTCAATCATCAATCCGCCATGTCCCTTACCCCGCGGGAATTCGAGCTGCTCGAATCGACGGCCGAGACGGTCGCCCGGCTCGACGAGCGCTTTGAGGCCGTCGAAAAAGCGGTCGAGATCCACCGCCTGGCCCTCTTCGGCAACGGGGGCGCTCCCGGCCTGAAGGCGAACATGCGGCTCGTGCTCTGGCTGGTGCTGGGGATGGGCAGCGTCTGTCTGCTCGCGATCGCCACGGCGGTCGCGGCACGTTTCACGGGAGCAGGAGGGTGAGCCATCCGCACCCGCTACAAGTCGGCCAACACGGCGGAGTGTCCCGGCGAGGTCGACGTGGTCCAGGAAAACCAGAAGGCCGTGCACGAGTCGTTGCAGCGGATCGAACAGCAACAACGCGACATGCGGCAGGTACTGGACCAGATTCTCAGAAACGGACGAGGCAAATAGGATGTCTGAAATAAGAAGAACGTTACCGGCGCCGCCAGGCGGGGGCGTGCTTCCCGGTATACAAGTTGTGCCGCAAAACCCCAACCCATCGTCGGACAGCGGTCCAATAATCCAAGCGGCCATTGACCGGCTCGGTCCACAGGGCGGCGTGGTCTACTTTCCGCCAGGAGCCTACCGAGTCGAATCGACCATCGATCTGCGCGGGCCGAACATCTGTTTGACCGGCGGTAACTCGCCGTGTGAGAATTCGCAGTATTACCGGCGGGGCCAGGACCACTGGGCGAA